GATAAATCTCCTTTTAATAAAGATATTTTACCTTTTAAATGTTCTATGTTAGGCGCATAATAATTTGCTTTTCTTCTTTCAATTCCAAAAACGTCATATTCTTTAGTCAATAGGAAGTCAGCTAAATGAGATCCATCCATACCATTAATACCAGTTATCAATGCTCTTTTCTTCATCTTATTTGTTTTATTCCTTGATTTGAGAAATATCTGATAGATATTTTTTTAGATCATTGTAGTTCGGTGCGTTGTCTTGACAACCTAAACCCATATTCGACATTATGATTTTAATATCTTTAATAGTATTGACTTTATCCCAATCTATTGAATACCATCTAGGTTGCTGATCGACTTGTACAGGAGGAGTCGCTAAAGGTATAGCAACCACCTGTGTTCTCTTCTTTCTAGGTTTATCACTTACTGCCATATTATTTAACTTTGTTGTACATTTTAAATTTACACAATTTATTCAATTCTTCTATAACTAAGTTAATAGTATCTACCCATTCTTTATATTCTTTTCTTTTCCTCTTATCAGGTTGTTCAGAGAATAGTTCTTCAACTCTATCTACTAAGTCAACTACTAAAGCCATTAGAAACGACTAGCTATTTTAAGAATGAGTTCCTCTTCCTCTTTAGTAAGCATATTCCACTTACCATTAAGTTTATTCAAAGCATCTTGATAATCCTTTTCAGGTACGCTGTAGAGTTCATAGTCTACAGCCCTACATTTTTTATCTATGTTACCTGTATCTATTAGATAATCTATAACTTCATCGATCTCACTACTATCACATCTATCTAAAAACTCATCGACTTCAATATTAACATTAAATTCTTCTTGTTGATAAAATTTTGGCATAACTGTTTGTTTTTTATTTTACTGAATTTATTCTTAGTTTGTCGTCTTCTATAATTAAATAATCTCCTGATGTGTCCATAGTGTCTACGAAATAATATCTACCTCCTGTAAACTTATCTGATCCTTCAAGATCTAACCTTCTCATTTGAGTATGGCCCACAATTTGTATGTAGTCTTTTTTTAATCCTTTATTATGCTTCTTATTAACACTCATCAATGATCTTGGTCTAATCCATATAGGAGTTTGGTATGTATTGTCTCCTGAAGCGTCTACGCCGTTAAACTCAAATGCACTTGGTCTATATTTTAATAGTTCATTTAAATTATTAACTACATTCTCTTTAGTCCAACCTTCATCTCCAAATTCCCCATCCATGAATGTAGGACTTACACCAGCATGGGTGAATAGATAATTATCAAAACCATAAGCCATTTGTAAATGCTCTTTGTTCTCTTCTATAACATGTCTAATAGACGGCGCTATCCTATATTGATATCCGGATATTGTTGTATCTGTAAAACCAGGATAGTACGGCATATCATGATTTCCTAGCAGAAGAATGACCTCAACTTGTGGATTGTTTTCTTTGTACTGAATAATTTTTTTGAAATTGTCTATTTGCTCTATACCAGGAATATTAAATGAGTCAAAGTAATCACCAATGAATATAACTCTATCTACGGGTTTTTCTTTATGAATGGCTAATTTCCAATTGGATCTACCATGAGTATCTCCTATGACTACAGTACGCATGAAACAAATTTAATTGTTTTTTGTTACAGATAATATTTTATTTCCAAAGTACTTGAATAAGAATGATAAATAAACTTAGTAGTAGGCATACTCCTGTTTTAAGACTAATGCCTTCTTTAAATAGAAACCATCCCATAACGCCGAACACAACAATCCCTACCGCAAATCCTAGTATGCGACTTGGATATATTTCACCGCCAAAAGATAAAATAAAATTTTCTACACTCTTCATGAAAGCCCAACTAATAGGAAGACCTAGGAACATTAGAAGTACTCCATACTTCTCTGTCCATCCCCACTTAATACCGGCTTGTAATTGGATAAACGATAGGATTTGTCCTATAATACCATATAAGACCCCGTAAATAAAATTTTGCACAACCATTTGTTTTGTTTTTTATTCTTCAGTATTCAGAGTGAGGTCCATCATATTTCCTCCTTCCTCTGCTACCTCTTTTTTATTGATCAACTCATAAATCTCTTTCTTGATTTCCTTAATTGCATCAATATATTCTTTTAGTTTCTTTTTGTTATCTGGAGAAAGATTGTAGATTCTTTCTTCAATAGTAGATTTACCTTTAACAGGAACAACTTCCTCGGTTTTAGGCATATCATCTTCCATCAAAGACTTTAGCTTCTTACTATATTCTACTGGATTCAAATAGTTCATCGTGATACTTTATCATAAATATTTGACATCTTAACTAATTTCTTAGCCACCTCAGGATCCTTGATAACATGAACTTCAAAGTCATTCTTTGATCCTGCTGCAATGATACCACTATACCTCTCGGCTGTGGAATGGTTAACGCAGGTCGTACTATATCCTAATTGAACTCTTTTTGGGTGGATCTTTTCACCACATACTTTACAATACTTTGTCATAACTTTTATTTTTATAATGTCATACTACCAACTTGATTGATAAGAATATTCTTGATCCTTAGCACCATCTTCTGATAGTACTTCCTCTAACATTCTAACAGTATTCTCTACATCATAGATATAATGTTCATCATACTCTGTTGAACCAAAGAAGAAACCTCCTTGAGTAGGTAGAAGTTCTGACGCCTTACTTTTATCTTTTAAGACCTTATTACATACATTAACAAGCTCTTCAAGTTTATAGATGGGTACACGATATTCTCCACAGTCGTCTATCCCTTTCTGGATATTCTCAACGAACCATTGGTGAATGTGGTTTGCCTTTCTCCAATAGGCAACTTCCTCTACTACTTCTTTGATGCGCTTTTGCTTGATAGCAGGATGAGGCTTACCGCCCTTAGTTACTTCAACTGCTTCTCTCTCATTCTGATTAACATAGTCTCCTGTAAAAAGAAATGACTTTTTATTTAAATACATGTCTAATCCCATAACCTTTATTTTAGTTTTATTAATTATTTTTAGTCGTCTGATTCGTCCTCGTCTTCATCAGAAGCTTCACTATTTAGATACTCCTCTAGAGTATCGATATAGTCTTTCATTTCATCTAAAGCACCTTCTGTAAATGTGTCAGAGTTTCTTGAGCACAGATCTTTCAGCTCATCTAAAATGTAAGACAAAGCATTAGAATTCTGTCTCTCTAAATTTTTTCTAGTGTAATTGTAGATAGTGTTATCAAACTGTTCGGCAACTGCCCAACCATGATTCTTGTAAATAACCGCATGCGCGATGTCAATAATATGCATAACCTTTATTTTTTTTAATTAACTAAACAAATAACTCTTCTGATTCCAAGTACCGTTCTTGTATGTCTCGATAACGTAGTCACCATTGTACTTCCTGTTCTCTCTTAATACTAACCAAACTTTCATACCGTCTTCCTGTATCTTAAGCTCGTCTCCGTCCCATGCCTGTTCTATTGTCTCTAGATTCTCTAATTCTCTTTTTGTGTAGTTCATAACCATTTGTTAATTGATATAAGTAAAATTAAGACATTCCAGTGACATAAAAAAATATTTTTACTCTTTTTTTAAAAATTCTCGATTGATTATCAACAAGTTATAAGTGATTGATTATCAATTGGTTATAAGTTATTGAGTATCAATTAGTTATAAAAAGAAAAGCCCGGGTAAAAACCCAGGCCGTTTTTTTAGGATGCAACTAACCATTAGACGCCGAAGCTAGAAAGCTTAACAGCGTTTGATACGCGACCTCGCGTAAGATCGTACAAGGCATTAACCAACTGATCGTTAAAATAATTACCAGCACATACATCAGATACGTGGGTAGTTGAATAACCAGTAGCTTCTGCTACTTTTGTAATGTCGCCAGTTCTCAATTTACGATTGATACGGCTTACTTTCTGAATGTAGCTCAACTTGTTGTAAGAGCTAGGGCGATTTGAATTTGTCATAATACGCATTTTTTGTTTTTTAATTATTAACAATATAAATGTAAGACATTATTTTTAATCTAATATAATTGATCTTTTTAGTGCAATACTTTTTTTTAAAAATCATAATCGTCTAACAAATTGTCCTCACTCCAATTGTCAATTATTGGTTGATTCACTTCGGCGTTAATCATGTCTATAAGCTGTTCAGCTTCCTGTTTAGTGACCCACCCTGAGCCATCTACATCTACTATGTCGCCGATATAATACATGTCGTCGAATTGTCTTAAGTCTTTTAATTTAATTTGATATGTCATAACTGTTTATTTTTTTAAGTGTACTGGAATATATTTCATCGCAAGCTTACCGATAAGGGTATTGATATCGTAAGAGACATTGTACATCTCATTAAGCATATCTAAGCTTCTCCTACGTCTCAAGTGCTTTCTAAAGTTAGGACTCTTCATTCGTCCTTGATCTCCAAATTTGTTTACTGTTCTCATAACTTTGATTTTTTAATTAAAGGAAAAGAACATTAGTCCATGTCCTAACAACCGGCCATACGCTCGTTATAGTCATCGATTTCCAATTGCATTTTCCTAAAGGATTCGTAGTCATATTTGAATTCAGGCCACTTACTGTCATCAGACCATCCGTCTGGGAACATTGGTTCATAATTAGGATTCTGTTGCATGTATTCATCTTGGCTCATGCTTACCAATTTTTCTAAGTCATTCTTACTCATAATAATTAATTTTAATTTACATAGTAAATATACAACAAATTTTTGACATAAAAAAATATTTTTAGTCTTTTTTTAAAAGTTTTTATTGGCAATCAATTAGTTATGTAAGTAATTGATAATCAATAAGTTAGGCAGATTGGAAATCAATAGGTTATATATTAACAACCGTATTTATGCATAAGTTGATCAATTATCTCCTGATCAAACTTATCTATAGATTCTCTATTCTGAAGCTTTTTAATGTAGTTAACATGCTTCTCTATGATTGATTTGTCTTGTAGTTTTCTTAGTATTGTAAACTTATACTCTTGAGTAAGTATTTCTTTGAGAATTTGAACCTTTTTTATGTAGTCTTTTTGTTTTTCTTTTTCATCAAAATGTTGTTTATTTTTATCAGCTTTAACTAGTATGTCAGACATTTTGTTTAAAGAAAATTTATAATAATTCATCACTCTTGTTTTTTAATCATATAGTTAAAGATTGTTTTTTGAAGTGAATTGAGAGCGTCTGTATTTTCTTTAATTAGTTGAGAGAGTCTATCTCTTTCTTCCACTAATAGTTGCATCATTTCTTCTTGTAGTTTGTCTACTTTTAATTCTAATGCATCATTCTTTGCTACTAGTCTTTGATATTGTGACCATGCAAAATATCCTAGTAGAAAGGCTAATAATCCTAATATACCGTATTCCATTAAGTGTGATTCGGTAAATTGTGTGGTAATATTTTGCAGTAGTTTCATTAATTAAGTGACGAATATTTTTTAAACAACAAATCTTCCCAATTATTTGCATAACGCCATAAAGTTTCATATTTTGATTGGATGGCTTTACTTTCTAATAACTCAACCATTATTTGTACCCACGCGTCTCTTGAATTTATATGTAATATAGGATGTATACCATTAGGTATTTTTGAATCCGCTACTTCATCCAATATATCATAATATAACATAACAATAAATATTAAGTAAAATTACTTTAAAGATTAAATATTAAAAACTTCTCTCAAACATTTTTTTGTATATTTCTTGGAAGTCTTCTCAGCTTCTATTTCTAGAGGATTCTTATGATCAGGTAAATATAGAGATAAAATTTGGTAATGCCTCATATTCTGTTTGTAGTGTGTGTATTCATGTATGATGCTGTTTACTAACTCTTCTAAATCTGCATGCTTATCTTTAGATACAAATATAATAGATTCAATTTCATCATAGAACGCCATACAGTCTTCTGTGTAATAGTCAGACTTTCTAAACTCTAGAGTAGGAAAGATTTTGTTAAATTTAGATTTTCCATAAGTCTTAACACACCAATCCAATATCTTTGTGGCATGGTTTCTAGTAATCTTTATTGGTTGTTCCATAACTAGAGTCCTTCTTGTTCAAATACTGTTTTTATTCTTTTTGGTAATACTGAATAGTCTTTCATAAAATACCTAGGCATCTTTTCTATTATCTTTTGGTTATTATATGGACTATTTTTTGGAGTAGCCCATTTTCTGGTGGCCAATAGTCTGTTATAAAACAAAACATAGGCATTAGCCTTTTTTATATATTTGTCAATGTCTATATCCAGATTGAACTTCTTAATAATCCTGACTGCCCTCTTCTCGTTGTCTAATTCAAGGTTTCGGCAAGTAGCAAGATGTTTCTTTATATTAGGCACTTCTTTCCCTTCCAACCATTCATCTACCAAAGGCATTGAGATCATACTTTTCTTCCAGATGTCTATGTTCTTTTTCCACTGCGTAAAGTGACCAAACTCGTGTGCAAGTATTTCTAATGAGTCTGGTCTATTCATTGAACAAACTAAAGCAGGTTCCTCTTCATCAAAATAGCCGGAACACTTTATATTTCCTGATAGTTTTACGTATTTAGTTTTTCTGAGATCACATTTAATTCCGTGCTGCTTACATTCAGACTTAACATGTTTTATGAAGTCTTTAGCTTTCTTGTTCATAGTAGACTAATTTAAAGTTGCGGATCCCTATGATAAATATGAAGATTTAATCTCATCTATGTGCTTACATGATCTTTTATTTCCTGAAAATTTAAAGGCATAGCAATTGCAAGACCAATCATCATCATTCACCTCTACTTTGTACTTTCTTTCATCAGATCCTGAAACTTCCCAATCCATTTGGATCTTAAAGGCTTCATTCTTTCCTCCTGGATATGGCCTTCTAAACCACATGATGTGATTTCTAGTAGTACCGCTTGGAAGATCTTTTATACCACTATCATCAATAATATGTGATCCAGTTTCATCTACCCAAAAGAAGGGTGCTTTGTAGCTGTGAACTATTATCATGGGTTAATCAATTTAAACAATTTCCTGTAACCTAGAAAACCTAAGTCCTCAGTTCTAGTGAATAGTTTATTGAAGTCATATTGCTTGTTCATAGTATGAGCAACCTCATCAATATAAAACTTCTCTACTCTACTTCCTACTTTAAACTCTTTACACCATTTATTGATGTCCATAGTTCTGTCTGGTACACACGTACTTTTAATCTTAAGTTGTTCGTTTGTCATAGTTTTTCTATTTCTTGTTTTACTTCTTCCCAATACATTTTATCAAAGGAATGCGCTTTTATTATCTCATCTACTGCTATTAATGCGCATTGTTTAGATTCGTACCATTCAGCCTTTGAACTTGGTATTGCATTACAAAATAAAATATGTAATTGTTTTGCTTTTTCTTTTGGTGTCATAGTTGTTTATTTTTTGTAGCCAAAACGTTTAGTGTCGTCATGCTCTCTGAATGAGTACTCGATTCTAACCATCTTCTCAAGAGTCTTTTCTTTGATGACTCCGGTCTTACGATCTTCTATCATAACCTGACCGATACCTTCATATATGTCAAGGTCTACGGTATCATAATACTCTTCAGCCTCTTCTAACGTATCAAAGACTTTAGTATTTGTATCATTATGGTTGTAGCCATCTATCAATATTGATTCAGTATCTCCAAACTCATCTACTTCATAGTAATAAGGACCTGATGTTACAAAGAACATATTTGGATCTTGTCCGTCTCCTACTAACTCTCTAGCTAATTTTTGTGCTTCTTGATTTGTCATAACTTTTATTTTGAATATTAATAGTCTGCTTTATTGTGCATTGCATTTCTATGATCCCACATCAAACGAGTCTCTCTAGTATTATATATCCAATGGAATAAAAGATCGTTGATGAGCTCAGCATAATACTCTGGATCTGCTTTGATATCTTCCAAGGTAGGTTGATATGCCTTTTTAATCTCGTCTGTTCTGTTTACGTAATTAATGTCTAAATATGGATTCATAACTTTTATTCGTTTGATACATAGTAAAATTAAGACATTCAGTCGACATAAAAAAATCTTTTTAGTACTTTTTTAAAAATTGTCGATTGAAAATCAATCAGTTATGCAAGTGATTGAATACCAATAAGTTATAAGTGGTTGAAAATCAATGAGTTATTTACGGATGTCTATGAACTCATTGCCGTCCTCGTCCGGCTCAGGCTCGTCCGGCTTAAATAGAATATCTCCAGATCCTTCCAGACCGAGTCTTTTTAAATGATCATAATAGAAATCATCCAAAGCATAAAATTCCTGAACGTCTTCTTTAACTTCAGACACTTCTATATTATTTGATTCTATTCTTTGTAGCATCTTACTTGTGAATGGATCATCAACAAATAAGAAATAGCAGTTATAGCAAAGCCATTGAAGGTTCTCTATTCTCCAGTCACTACGCTTACCATTCTTAAAGTTAAGTAGTAGTGGTACTTTCAAATCAGATAATCTCTTCTCAGCAAATTTACATGCGCAGCACTGGTAACCGAGTCTACCATCTTTCATCAACGACTCTTTCAATCTTGCTATCTTTTTAGAATTGATAGGTTGGTTCTCTACAAGCATATCATCTAGATCCTTCTTCCATACTCCACCTGCCCAATTCTTAGGCATACCTTTTCCTGACTGATTCTTGTGTAATTCAAATAAGCTTTTTCCTGTAGCTTCATCAAATGTATTCTTTGAATACTTCTTGTATGTTATATCTGTAATGCCTAACCATCTTGCAGCTTCTTTATTACTACGAGTGTTAGCCATAGCTTCTCTTAGTTGTGCTTCAGTTAATTGAAGTCCTTTATGCCACCAAGATTCTGGCCTTTTATCTTTGGCCATATTTTCTTTTGTAAAAAACGGCGTCTTCTTACTCATCTAATTTAGTATTTATTTGACACAACAAATTCCATAACTCATAAGGGTTATTCAATATGATCTCTTGATCTTCTTCATCTAGTATGGCGTTTAGCGTACCATCAGCATTTACTCTTTCATATAGATAAAATGAAATTACTTCCATACATTCTTTACCAAAATTCATAAACAACAATGTATCTATGACAGTAAAAAACTTCTCATCATAATTAGAAAAATCTAGATTTAAATCAGCATACATTAAATTTTGTCTTACATTAAGCTCGTCTATACTATTAATAAGATTATAGAATGCTTCCCTCTTTTTGTCTGAGTTAGACTTTCTCTTTCTTCTAATTAGTGTTTTAGTTCCTAATATAGAGTCTACTCCTAATTGTATTTGTTTAAAATCCTTCTCCATCCTTTTTCTTTAATGATAATTTGAGTTTATACTTGTCGTGTACTGCATGGATTAGATTCTTAATGTGATTACACATCTCATAATCCTCTTCATCTACGTACCAAACAAGACATGTTTCTAAAGCCTGTATCCAATGATTCTTGTGTATCTCTATAAAATAGTTAGAGTCGTTTATTTCAAACAAGGAAGCGTAAATCTTATTTCCTACTAATGCGTCTTCAATAGCGATAGGAAGATGCTTCTTTATAAGGGATTTAAGTATCTCTGACTTAGAAATCTCATTAGCTGTAAGTAATTCTGGACTATTAAACATAGCCCTAACTATTTTTCTCATAACCAATTCTCTTTTTATTAAGTTTGTCCTTTGAGTATCTTAATTAGCATATTAGATACTGAAGCTAAAGGTACAATAAATCCTATGACATTTTTATAGGGATTGCGATCATCGTAGTCAATCATAATACCAGCATCACCAAACCTTTTCTGTAAAGCAACACTAATCTTATTAGCAAGCTCTTGTTTATCTCTTGGGTCTTGAAATTCTTGATCTAGAAGGAATTGCATCTTCACACCCTTTTTAGTGGGATTGTCGTTTACATCAAATTGAAGTCTGTACTTCTTTCCTTCTACTGTAATATTATATAGTGG